CAAGTGCCCATGATGCCGCACTGTCTACGGTATCATTTGCGAATTCAATCTTGCTTGTCCAACCGGTGTAGAGATCGTTCTGTGCTAGATCATAGACGTTTTGCATTGATAATGGCCAACCGCGTTCACGAAGTTTATCATTCATCACAAAAAATGTCCAGTCATATTCGCTGGTACCATACAGTCTGTGTGATAATGTGTCAGGGCGTTCAAAGTCTTTTATCTCATACTCAATGTACGCCGATATCTGATCCGCAATCTGATCAATCGTATTGGTAAACTTACTGATATTCTGTACAGCCGTCGGTGTGATTTCATCACCAAACAGATACAGTGTCTTTGGAAAATTCTTGAAATAATTACTCATTAGTAACCCTGCCTCACCTTATCTTTATCCAGTGCCACAATCTCTGTGAATCCAAGTGCAATTCCAACCTCAATGAAACTACCGTCGTTAAACATTCCATCAGCGGTCTCGTTAAATGTTGTATCAACCTTTTGAAGATAGCATCGTTGAATCTTGAATCCAGGATTACCACCCTGTCTGTTCTTTACTTCTATCTCAAACACATTAGGATACTTGTACGCAAGAGGCACACCCGAGTTACCGATAGGCACTTTCTCAGGATATAATTCTTCACGAAACATCTGTACAATGCTTTTGATCGCCCGGGCCTCTTCGGGTGAATTGGCAATCATCTTAAAGTTAAACGCAAAATTTCTAATAGAGGCTTTTTCAAACAGTGTTCTTGTGTTGGGCGCACTTGCAACTCGTGACGCTGAACTTACTGCGGCGCCAAGATTACCTGTGAGATTAGAACCTAAAACAGCACCAGCGGCACCAGCGACACCGCCACCAATCTTAGGCAACAAGCCAAGACTAGCACCAGCAATACTGCCAGCGTTTGCGGCGACAACTTGACCTGCGATTGCACTCGCCGCTTTGACTAGTTCGCCATTTGCTGTAGTAGCACCCGCAAAAGGATTTCTACCTAGCAATGCGTCTTCGGCTGCCCCACCTAAGATACCAAGATCAGCGCCTTGATATGATACTGCATCATTATATGCCAGACCTTTTGGTAAAGGCAGTGTTATCTTGCCATAATTTTCACCACCTGAATTGTTCTCATAACTGACCAACTCTTTCTGTTTTTTCTTAGAGTCTTCAATGATCTGTTTTTTGTCTTGAGATGATGTGCTTTCGTCGGCAACAGACTGAGTAGTGACACTGGTCAATGAGTCGTTATTTGAGTTAATCACCTTCGTAATGCCAACAGCATCAAGAATGTTTTCACCTTCTATTTTAATAACCTTAAAGATGATTCTTGCAGGAAAGTTCTTGCTCATACTCAGCGGATAAAAAAGATCTCGTGCTTTGTCTTTGTCCGCTTGAGAAGAACCGGATGCCTCCGCGTTTTCAGAGTCATCTGCTTTTTCGCTGTACAATTCTTGCTCGGCATTTGCCTGATCAATCGCATCCAATGCTTCTTGATTAGCCCTTTGCCGAACGGCTTCTAGTTGCGCTTCTGTTGCCATATCAACTCGCTAAATACTTTTATTTTATTTATAGGCATTTATGGCATACTCTGGACGATATAAAGTTAAAAACCCTTTAAAGTATAAAGGCAATGCCGGCGGTGTCATTTATAGATCCATGTGGGAAAAATACTGTATGATGTATTTTGATGCTCACAGTGATGTGGCATCATGGTCAAGCGAAGAGGTTGTGATACCTTATCTGTATGAGGTTGATAGAAAATATCACCGATACTTTATGGACTTCAAGGTGACATGGAAAGATGGTACAACCACACTGATTGAAGTCAAACCCAATAAAGAAACTAAACCACCCACAGGCAATAAGCGTACCAAAAGATACATTTCTGAAGGATACACCTACGTCAAGAACATTAACAAGTGGGAAGCCGCGGCTGAATATGCTAAAGATCGTGATTGGAAGTTTGAAATATGGACTGAAATTGAACTGACCAAAATGGGTATCATGCCTAAGAAACTAAAACCGTTAAAGAAAATGAAGCCCTTTACGAGGAAGAAATGTACGAAACAAATTCGGTAAAATCGTATAAATAAATGCATGAGTCATTTAAAAGAAATTAACGAAACATACTTTCAGCATCTACGATTTGCTTGGAAAGTTGCGGTCGTGCTTCTAGTGCATGGTCTATTTCCAAATCTCTGGCAGAATAAAGCCCGAACTATGATGGACAACCGACATGAGTAATCTCTTTCAAACGGTAGAGCAAGAGGCATTTCGTGCTGGTATTACGCCTCGCACCAAAGAATCACGCGCATGGTTCCGCAAAAAAGTGCAGAGAATGGGAGTCAATAGGCGTGAGTTAATGCGGGAAGAACCTATTTCAAAAGAGAGCGATACGATTACCGGCAACATGTATATGTTTTTCTACGATGCAAAGCATAGAAAGACACTTCCGTATTGGGATTCGTTTCCTCTCATTATTGCCATTGGACCTGCTGAGAAAGGTTTTTATGGCATGAATCTACACTATCTGCCCATACCATTGAGAGCCAAGTTTCTTGATGAACTGATGGGTGTGACAAGCGACAAAAAATATAACGAGAATACCAAGTTCAGAGTGACATATAGTTTTTTGAACCGAGCGGCATCAATGAAATATTTTAGGCCCTGCTACAAACACTACCTAACATCGCAAGTGGAAGGTAACTTCGCAAAGGTGCCTGCTCCTGAATGGGAGATTGCTACGTTCTTACCAACAGCACAATGGCAAGGTAACAAGAACCAGGTATACAAAGATTCTAGGAAAAAGATAAATGCTTAAATTAGGCACAGTAGACGAAATCAAGTCTGCAATAACAGACGGTGGTGGATTCAGCAAGAGCAATCTGTATTTCGTAAAGTTTCCCACAGTAGCGGGCATTACGGGATATGATATGGGGCTTTTGTGCAGTAACATAAATTTACCCTCCCGTCAGTTGACCAGCGTAGAACGTGACCTTGGTGTCACACGACAGAAAGTTGTTCATGGTTATGTCAACCCACCTATCTCAGCCACATTTCGTGTTCTGAACAACCAGGGTGCCAGAAATTATTTTGAGTCATGGCAACAGTTCATTTTGCCCGAATACTCGGACGATGAAGCCAGATTTGAAGCCAAGTATCCCGATAAATATACAGCGCCGCTTCACATATATCAGTTAGAACGTGGTAAAGGGTTTCCTGTATTCAACAAGCAGTTTGAAAAGAAGTTAGGACCAATCAATCTGAGTCTTGATATTGATGTTGATGTAGCCACACCTGCTATTTCAAATTACCACTGGATTATTGATCGTGCGTTTCCTGTCAACGTTTCATCCAGCGAGATGGCAGATGGATCAGGTGAGATTCATACGGTGACTGTGAGTTTTGAATACAAGAGTTGGAAAGGTGAACCTGTAAGTAACGGCAAACAGAAAGCATCTATTTTTATTAATCGGTAACACATGGAGTAAATTATGGCATTACCACTATTGAATGACGTTCCAAAGTATACATTAAAAATACCATCAACAGGCAAATCGGTCAAGTATCGTCCTTACTTAGTCAAAGAAGAAAAGATTCTTCTTCTCGCAAAGGAGAGTAAAGACCAAGATCAGATTATGGAAGCAGTGTCGGATACGGTTCGGGCATGTACCGCTGATAAAGTCCGACTTAATGATCTTACAACATTTGATCTAGAGTATCTCTTTGTAAAAATTCGTGCCAAGTCTGTCGGTGAGACTGTAAACTTGGTGTTGCCCTGTAGTGAATGCAAAGCATCCAACGAAGCATCATTGAATTTAGATGAGGTCCAGTGTCCTGTAGACAGTAAGAAAAAGAATGTGATCAAGATTGACGATGACATTTCTGTTGAGATGAAGTATCCAAGTTATGTAGAGATAGAGCGTACCGAAGAAGCAACAGACGCCGCATTCAATATTATGGCGAGTAGTCTCAAAGCAGTCCTTACAAAAGATGAACGAATAGATGTGAGCGAAGAACCACAAGAGACAGTTCTTGCGTTCCTTGAGTCTATGACTAGCACACAATTTGCAAAACTGTCTGACTTTGTAAGAACAATGCCACAAGTAGAACACCACATTATATTTGACTGTGTGGAATGCGGGCATCATAATGATATTGAAGTGCGAGGTATGCAAAGTTTTTTTTAGTTGGCCTCTCCCATGAAGAGTTAGCAAATTATTATAAAACTAACTTTTTGTTGCAGAGGCATCATAAATATACTTTGACAGAACTAGATATGATGATGCCTTGGGAGCGAGAAATACAACTTATTATGTTAATGCAAGCATTGGAAGAAGAAAAACAAGCCAGAGAAAAACAAAATAGGTCGTAGACATGGCAACACTACAAGACGTAGTATCGGAATTAGAACTCCAAACAGAATTTATAAATCTGCAAACGGACAACATGTCCAACTTTACGAATCAGTTGAAGCAGGATGCTGAACTTCAACGTGCCGCAATGCTTGAAGCGGCGACTGAACGTAGGGCTGGAGGTGGTGGTCCAGGTGCTCCCGCCGAGCCTGCCGCACGAGAAAGTGAGCCGATAGGCGATCCAGTCATACCATCCAAAGAAGCGGGTATCGTTGCCGCTCTGGGTTCTGCATTTCTCAAAGGTGGTCTTGGCATTGGTGCGGCTGCCGCTGGTATTGGCTATCTCATCTCTCAAATTAACGACTTTGGTCCTAGTCTGTCAAGAATGGCAGTAGGTCTTGAAGATCTTGAGAATGCACAGATTACCGGTGATCAGTTTCGCTTAATAGGAGAAGCAATCGCTGAACTAACCAGTGGCGCTGGTATTGGTGGTGCTCTTGGAATTAGGATTCTTGCGGGTACAGCATTCAATGATCTAGCAGATGGCATTGAAAGACTCAATGAGGTTGAGTTTGATCCTGAGGCGCTTCGTGCAGTAGGTGAAGGTATTGATGGAATGCTCGCACCTCTATCTGGATTTGATCTAGGTGAAGCAGGCGTTCTTCAGATGATGGATGACAATCTTGTTGCTCTAGCCGATGGTGTTGATGCGCTGGCCAAGGCTGAAGTACCGACAGTAGAGAAAATGCGAGGAGTCGGTGAAGGGCTTAACGCAATTCTTGAACCTCTCTCGGCAGGCGATATGGGTGAAGCCGGTGTCTTCCAGATGATTGATGACAACATGCTAACACTCGCCAATGGGCTTGTGCGACTGAATGATGTTGATGCCGCTCAATTAGAGACTCTGGGACCTATCATCGGTATGGCATTACAATCTATTCTGGATGGCACAGACGATCTATTAGGTGCTACTGGTTTACAAAGTATTGATGACAATCTGATACCACTCGCAGAGGGAATGGATAGACTCAATGCGGTTGACGAGCAAAGATTTCTCCAAGTGGCTGGTTTCATAGGTCCTGCATTCCAAAGAATTCTTGATGGTACAGATGATCTTCTGGGTGCTACTGGACTTCAAGGTATTGATGATAATCTAAAGCCGATTGCTGATGGTATCAAATACATGACAAACGTGGTTGATGAAGATACGTTCATGCGGTTTGATCAACTCAGTCACTTCATAGGTCCAGCCTTTCAGCGAATGCTAGACGGCACAGATAATCTTCTGGGTGCGGTTGGACTTCAAGCAATTGATGACAATCTAAAGCCAATGGCAGATGGCATCAAGTACATGAGCGATGTTGGTGGTGAAGTGAATCTTGCCAACGTCTCTAAGATCGTTGATGCATATAATGAATTGGGCAGAATGGAAGCAATCAGTCCAGTCAAGATGGAAAACTTTTCTGAACTATTAGGTGCAGTTTCTGGTCCTACAATCAATGCTCAACGAGCATCAGTTATCTCAGAGAACACTGATCCAAGCGGTAGCGGTGGTAGTGTTGTGCAGATCATTAACGACAACAAGCAAGTCAACACGAGTGCAAGCAAGGTGACTAATGAAGCACCTATCTTGTCATCTCCTACTCTCAACAACGGGTCAAGAGCAGACGCATACTCTGCGGCATAAAAAAAAGGGAGATCATTTCTGATCTCCCCTGTATGGCAACCCTTAAGGGAATAACGCTTTACTCCTCAGCGGCTAACTTAGCAAAGTATGACATCGTGTCATCTTCATCAGCCTCAGCAGTCTCAGCGACAACAGGCGCGGGAGCCTGCTTCATCACAGGTGCTTCAGTCACTTGGTGGACAGGAGCCGCATCAGAGGTAACACCAAGCACCATATTCAACCTTGCTTCTAGTTCAGCATAAGTCTTATAGTTGTCAGGATCACTGAACTCATTGATATCAAAGATACGATCATAGATCTCTTCTAGTTCATCGTCGCTATCAGACAATGCTGAAGGTGATGCGAACTCAGACTTATCGTAATTACGATAGCCCTCAACGTTGCGAATCTTCAACTTGAATGAAGCACCTTCCCAGAAGTCAAATGGGTTGATAGGATCTTCATCCGCAAATGCAGGTTGCATTACATCCATGATTTTATCATAGATCTTCTTACCGTAGACAAACAGAAAGACTTGACCTTCGTTTGCTGGGTTAGATGGATCTGATTCGACCAGAACGTTTGATACATAGTGCAGTCGGCGTTTGCGCTCTCTCGCAATTTCTTTGTCTCGGTCATCACCTGAATTCCACAACTTAGAGTTTGCTTCTGATACCGGATCTTGTTGCCCGATTGAAGTCAAAGACTTCTCGATGTACCATTGACCAGTTGGACCCTTGAAGCCATGATCCCAGTAACGAACCCACGGTAAATCATTGCCTTCAGCGGGAGGCAGAAATCGCAACACAGCATAACCATTACCTGCTTTATCAACAGTAGGTTTCCAGATGCGCTCATCCACATATGATTTCTTTTCGGGGGTTGATTCGCCGGAAGCGGCAGAAACAAGTTTAGCGATAGTGTTCCCTTTGGAACGTTTTAGATCTTGAAACGACATATATATTTCCTTGTATTTTTAGTATGTTTTTGTATTACAGATTATCCACTTGATTCATAATATAGTACACTATTTATACTCCGGTGTCAAGAGTTTTTTAACCAAAAGGCAGTTCATTGCCTCTCGGTAAAAAGTTAAGGCGCATTGCTTCTGCCTCTATTTTTTCTTTGATAGGATCAGAGATATACTTCTTCACATCTTCAATCTCTAACTGATTCTTGTCGCAGATATGCACTACGGCATCAATGTAGGACAATCGTGCGGTGTGCACCGTGTCCTCTATCATGCGAGTGAATTTCTGTTTAGTGAGCATTAATTCACCTATTTGCATTCTGATCTTCCTGTGTCCACATAGCACCTATATCGGGATAATAAGTGCCTACTGTTCGTTTAACCATTCCCTCGCTATCATACGCGAGCACTTTACATACTGTGAGAACTTTGCCTTCACGTTTTTCACCAAAGTGTGAGTCGCCCCAAAAGCCAGTCCGTAAATATATATTCATGTTATACACATAGGTCTGAGCAGTGCGAAATTGCATTCTAAGGTTGGCATCTTTAGAGTCTTCCCACGACTTTGTTTCGGTCAACAATTTCTTCCATTCTTTTAACCATGCTTTCACTTTAGTCGGATGAAGCCAGTAGTCGTCAGGAAGTTCTGACCACTCTATGGTGTCAGGTGTTGTCTTCTTTTTAATCTCGTGCCCACGTTCTAGCATAGGTTTAAGATTTTTAAAAAGAGAGTTATAGACTTGTTCAGGCATAAAACCTAACTGTCTTGCTTTCCAACCACTTTTAGCAAACGCAAGTAGATAAGTGTCAGGAATGTTTTTGACTTCATCAGCGAGATTCCAGTCAGTACCAGTCTCTACCCATCGTCGCAATGAATGGCATATCTCCTTATCGGTCACTTCGTAGTGAGTAAAGTCCTCACACTCTTTAAATGCGGCAAGTCTTGCTTCTTCTGTTTTGGCTTTACGCAACTTATCCCAGTTGGGTTCGGGCGTCAGTGTCTTTTTCTTCTTAGGAATAAACTTCGCTTTCTTAGCCATTATTGCTCCTGTTTAGAAAATGTATTCTTACTAGATACTTCCGTATCATTGCAATCACAAATAACACCGAAGTACAGAACAGTGTCGTACTGAATGCATCCATTTTAACATAAAATGCAAAAGAAATCAACACAAAGTTTAACGGAAAGTTAATTAATGTTGCAATAATTGTGTCACTAAACACTTCTTTTAGTGCTTCTCGGTTTAACATTCTCTACGCAAGTCATTCTCGTCTGAGATCACATCCAACAGAGGTGACTCTCCTGCAATGTATCTCAGAGCGGCCATATCTTTAGGCAAACAATGCCCACCGTATCCAAACTTACCGTCAGGACCTGGTACTTGTGTGTGTGATCTGCCAATTCTAGGATCAATTGTAATAGCATCAACCATCTGATCAAACCCTTCAAATCCTATATCGTTATATATCTGATACATCTCGTTGAAGAATGCAACCTTAGTCGCTAGAAATGTATTCTCAACATACTTACCAAACGCCGCTTGCTGTAGAGTACAATACTTTACCTCTGACAGATCGGGCAACACCGGCTTGAACAACTCATCCCAGAATCGTGGAGATTCTCCACCATATATCGCATATGTCTGATGTTCAAACTCCTCCATCGTATTGCGATTCATATTTGAACTACCTAAGAACTCAGGCGATACCGTGATATCTCGCCACAACTTCCACTTGTCTATCCATACAGGATCAACAGCAGATTTGATCAGATACTTTACATTGCCGTACTTCTCAAACACTTCTTCCACATGGTCTGTGTTGCACGATCCGTTATCACGCATGGGTGTAGCCACACAAACGACAACCGCATCAGGAGGATCGATATATTCATCTCGATAATAGTTTAAACCCTTCGCAGGATCATCAATGAGGACGTCCACTCCAGAATGTTTTGTCAATACGTGTGCGACGGCTTGTCCGACCGCACCATATCCAGCGACGACTACTCTTATCATTGCAATACAATACCGCTTGTGGATTGAACGTACTGCTTTACAACTTCATCGGCTGTAGGCACTACGGTAATAATACCACTCTTGTAGAACTTCACTTGACTAATACCAGGAGCACCTGTCATTGCAACCGTAGGCATAAAACCCAAATTGTTGCCATCAGGTGTCACGATATGTGGGTCTTTGATATAGACTGCGTTGCTGTCTTCATTTTCATATTTGCCCACATACTCAGCGCCTGTTACGGCAACCACTGTAACCACGTCATTCTTATTCATATAATACTCCTAGCGTCCAGTTTTCGGCAACATCTTCTGCCCAGTTAATTGATTTTTTTGAACAGTCTACGGTTCTTATATAGCGAGATCCTTCAAACAGTTCCACTTTGAAACCTTCTTCACCCAGCATAACCACTGCTTCTCGCTTTCCGTTGTCAGAAAAGAATCTTGATATCGGCTCTTCAATTACCACTTTACGTTTATGTTCTTTCACTTCTACTGTCCTCTCAGAGAATATTTTATCCCAGTTGTTTTCAAATTCTTTGCGATCAACCGCTAGTGGTCTCGGCTTACTTCCTTTACCCATTATGCATACTCTCTCAGTAGTGTAGTTCCTAACATAAACAGCGACACGGCATTTAACATGATTAAGGCACGATCACGCCATATTATTGAAACCCATAACCAGAATGCGACACCGGTAAGACCTAGTATCAAATCCCAATACCGATATTCAACACCAGCGGCTCTCATAGCAAGAGACGAAAGGATCAAAATGGATGCAAACCACTTTAAGTACCAGTCAAAGTCATCAGGATACCAATTACGATCTGGCTTTGTACGACCCTCGGCACGAGCCTGTGGATCTCCTTTATTATTAGGCATTTAATTTCTCCACCCACCATCCAGGCGGTGCACGATTAGTCCATTTAGCAAACGATTGTTTATCTTCAAAATAGAAATTGCGATAAGATGTTTGCGAATCACCTTCTACTATACAATGAGGATATGATTTCATAGCAGGGGTTGGCTGTGTAAACTCACCCTGCTCTATGTTGATAGGCGGCACCAAGAGGTGCAATTCTAACTTAGTGATTGAGGCATGTTCACGACCGTACCGATGCCTATACTCTTTCCCTAGTTCAATCCACATGTCATACAACCACTCATAATTGGATGCATTTTCTCTGACCCATATGTTAGACGGATGATTGATGTGAGAAGCCAGATATAACTCTTGTTGCATTTCTTCATCAGGATGAAAGTATCGGGCGATGCGTCTGCCAATAGTTGTTCTACCGTACCACAACTTACCATCAACTACTCGGTGAGCGGTAGACAACAATTGGGCATACTCGACACACATTTTAGATGCGTGAGAGTCGCAGTGCATCTGTGCACATTCTTTTGGATCATGATGTAAATAGAACACGTTCATTCTATAGTCTTCTTCCTTGCAATGTTAAACTCGGCAACTTCTTTTAACACACCACGTTCGGTATGTGTTAGACTATTATACACCTTTTTTGCCTTCTTTTCAACCTTTCCGTACTTGCGGAGCAACTTGGCTTTCTTACCGTTCATTCTGCAATTCCTCCATTGCACTGATGACGCTAGGAAAATGCTGACTCAGAATAGATTGTGCCATCTGAGCAATCTCCATGTGTTCAGCCTGAGTACCATTGCTACCGCGCAGATCACAATAATGAATCCAAGAACGAAGCGTACCAGACATGTAAAGCGTGGTCTCGGTGAGTCCTTCGGGTAACAAAGCCCGGGCTTGCTCCTTGGCTATGCCTTGGTTCAAAGCCATCTCATAGTAGTCCTTCGCGACACGGGCAACTTCGGCTTGCATCTCGTTAAACACCTCTTGTGCCTTGTCTTGGCGAGTAGGATCTTCATCCTTCATACTCAACTGACGATTTTTTGGGTGTTGTTTCCGAGCCTCTCGCTTTGTGGTAAAAGACTCAGCCTCAGCATAGCGTTGAGAAAACTCCTGAAACGAGAACGACCGATGCCGAAGAATCTGCCGACTGATATCACGAGTCGTGGTAATCTCCATCGTTACCGACACCATCTCAAAAGGTGACCAGTGATTCTCTTTGATCAGATACTTGAGCAACTTACCAGAAGTCTTGGTGTTGTTCTGGTTAGCAGGATTACTTACTCGTGCGGCATACGCAATGAGATCTTCTGCGGTGTGACAGCCTGTTTGGGCTGAAGGGCTGGTCATACCAACCAAACTTACTTTACTGGTCATAAGATCCTTCTCTGTACGTTCCTGGGACACTATAATATGCAATCACTGTATGTAGAGCATTTGTTAATGCAAGGTCTCGATTCTCTTCGGCATACTTTAACGAATCGACCAGTTCCTCACGGATGAAATCATCAATCAACTCTTCTTTTATTATGTCACGGATAGATGTAACTATCACAATATTAACTCCCTTTTCTCTTTTGCAGTCAGATCACGAAACTTGCGTCTGGATACTGACCATTGCTTTATAGGTGACGAAAACATAAAGGCTTCTTTAGTTCCTCGTGGTACAATACCAATCAGATAACTGCCTTCAGTAATGTAGGTGTGGTTTGGGGTTGTTGGTGCTTTGTCCCATACCGTTACTTCTTGACGGAACCGAGGCATTATGCATACCAACTTCGGTAAAAATCTTCACGATCACCCATTAGGAACGCAGACTGAAAGTCACTAATGGTGATACTGCGACCAGTGATTCGCTTCTTGAACTCTTCGCCAATGAAAGAATCTTTAACAGGAACAACACGATCACTCATGAACCCTTCACTGCCTTCGATACTACAAAGAGCAATCTCACGAAGAGTCACAGTTGCACCTTTCTTAGCGACGACTTGATAAGCATCAACGTTGGTCTGTTCCCAACCCCAAGAAGAAACAAAGATGTCACCCTCTTTGACTTTAGACAGAGCCTCGGCTTTCTCAGCGGCACGTTTTGCTTTGCGCTCTGCTTTGTACGCCTCAACATCAGCAAGGTTCTTGAGATAGTCAGCACAATGATCAAACATGCGTTTCTCAGAACCGAAACAGAAATTGAACTCGATCTTGTAACCCATACGAGCGCGTTTAGTGAAACGAACACACTTTGCAACAGGCATGTTTGCCGCAGGAGGACTAATAGTCAACTGCAAACCACGCTCTGCGAAACCCTCAATCAACATCTCTCTCATAATCAACACCTTCTCATTAATTTATGTAACTATTATACCAGGAACGACCACTCTTGTCAATCAACCTCATGAATAGTCATTATTCACGGGATGAATGTTAGCCACCCATGGTTTCTAAAACTCTTGACCGAAGATCAACCAACGCTTCCCATTCTGCTTCTTCTTGAGTCATACCTTCGTCTTCAACATACTCTTCAGCCAACTCTTTGATGACATCGAAGCCCATTGATTCGAAAATTATGTCATCTAACTCACAAATCTCAGCGCGAATGTTGTATCTCATATCTAATCTCTCATTGTTTAAAATCATATTATGGCAGGTTTTGCGGTAAATGTCAACACTCTTTTTAGACTAATTAGTTATATCAATATAACCGTTTGATCTAAGGAGATTCTGCGCGGCACCTAGAACCCACGAGTCGCGGTGAGGAAAATGGTACCCAGAACTACCATCCCAACCCTCGAAGTACTCGTCAAACCGATCAGAATACGCTCCTGGGTGATTTTTCA